ACAGCACCACTATTTGTTTTAAGATCAATAACACCGCCTTCGACAGTAAGATCATCTCCTACAGATAAATCTGCACTAAGAAGCACATTACCATTTATATCAATCGTTGTTGCAGCGATCTGTATTTCTGTATCGGCAACTAAATCTAACTGTCCATCGGTAGACGAGTTTATATATAAGGCAGTATCTCTAAATTGTATTTTATTATTAGTGCCTATAGTTGTTGCAGCATCAATACTAACGGCACCATCTATATCAACAATATCTAAGTTTGTTGTACCATCTATATCGGCATCCCCCGACACATCTAAACTTCCTGCATCCAACTCACCAGTTAGTGTTACATTTCTAAACCCAGTAATATCTTTGTTAGTATCTACAACCGCAGCTTTTGAGGCAGCTACAGTTCCTGCTGTTATACCATCTATAGACTCAAGATCATTCTCATTTATGTCTGCTGAACCAATAACAAAACTACCAGCAGTTACTGAACCACTTACTGATGTATTACCACTAGCATCTAAAAAAACAGTTTTAGCAGCAGGTAAAGTACAAAACACAGTTCTTGTGCCAGAACTCCAATTAACAGCATTATTAGAATTAGAACTAGCAAGTATTGTTGTTCTAGCAAGTGTAGTGCCCGATGTTGTAAATGTACCCAGACCAACTTCAAAGTCTGTGTTATCTGTGCAACAATAATAAGTCGTATCCCCGTTACTTAAATTAGCGGTAAAGGTTTCAAAACCAGTAACAGCACCACCTAGTGTTAATGTACCAGTGCCAGTTGTGGTCGATGACTCCTTTATTCTATCCGATATTACTAATGCCATTACTTCAACTCTATTGTTAGATTCCCTGCATTAATTCTAAATATATCACCACTTGCTATTGCCTTACTTGCATCCAAAGCTCCTACAAAAAGTATGTTACCACTACTAGATGCGTCTGCTATAAAAACATGTGTTACTGTATCTGTACCACCACCCCCAGAAGCTGGGAACTCGATATTAGCTGCATTGATTGCAGTCTGTGTATCTGTTGAATCTGCACCTATGGTTGTCCAGTTCGCTGCTGTAACTTGTTGTCTGGCATAGTTTGTAAAGTTTGCTTCTGTTACTGATCCAGTTTCCGCTGCACTTACTGCCGTTGCAAGTCCTACATAAATACTATCCCCAGGAGAGGACAAACTAAGAGAGTTATTCTTAAACAAAAAGTGTAATAATCTTCTCTCTAGATAATTGGTTGCTGCATTTGCTGTTGCCATTTTTTACTCCTAAGTTCTTGGTCGAGCGGGTAAACCAACTCTGTTTGCGTCTGTGTTTTCTCTTGCTTCGCCTAAATCTTTTAATCTCTCCATGTAAAAAGCAAAGTTCTTTTCATACTGAGCCAAAACATCCGCTTCTCCCTTCATATAAAAATAGGCCTCTACCAAAGACCCATATAGTAAAGCAAAAGGAGCATTTGTACTAATCCACGTTGTACCACTGTCAGCACCTGCGGTCAAACTATCGGGTCTAAAGTAATAGTGCAGTTCTATTGTATAATTACTGTCAGGTGTCGGGGCGATCATAAAATTAGTTTGATCAAATCTTGCATAATATTTAGGTAAAGCTGTTGTGCTGGAAGCAGGAGTGTACTCTCTTAAATAACTTACATCTTTCTGTAATAAGTAACTCTCAGAGCCTGATGTTGTTATCTGTAAAGAAAAAGAAGCTAAGTAATCTGCGGGCACCGTTAGAAAAGGATCAGAAGATGTCAAAGCACTCGTTACGTTTTTTCTGAATATATCTAAATCAATGCTTTTAAAAATCTTTTCTTCAGATGCTTTAATAAAATTAGGTAAGTTGGTGACAAAAGACGTTTCAGCATTATCTGCATAATCTTGTATAGCTGATTTTAATGTTGCTAAAGTAAAACTCATATCATGCACTCACCGTTGTTGGTCCTGCTGTAGCTCGACTACCGCCTCCTACAATACCTCCTATTGTAGCGGTTTCTCCGTTAGCTGTAAATGTATATGTGTCCGTGGTGACAACCGTTATGCTGTAACCCGCAGACTGCTCCAAAACTGCCTTGGTAAAACCATCAAAACCATACAGGCTTCTAAACCTTACCGTATCGCTACTAGACCTACCATGTCCAAACTCTCTGACAGTTATAACGCCTGATCCTGACGTGCTTGATGTAAATGGGTTTAAGACTAAAAGAACCTCTACAGGGTTTTCTGTTCGACTAGGGCGCGCATCTTTAATAGCTTCTGGATCTGCAACGGTTCTAAAGGGTCCTAGCTGAGGGTGTTTAGCCTCAAACTCATCAGGACCAACTAGAGAGCCATTCCATTCTTTCTTTAAATCACGATGCCTGTATTTCATACCTGATCTATCAGATATGCCGTAGGCGTTTTTACCTGTGGCAAATCTAGGCATCAGTTAGACCTTAAATACGCGTATTGGGGGCTTACAGTAAAACTAGACCTGTCCCTATCTTCTCCCATAGCTCTCTCAAACTCTTCTTCATATATGGCTTTTAGCATCTGAGTTCTTTGTGGAGCTTTCTTTAGTGAAAGGTAATAGGCTAATCCTGCCGACAAACAAGGATAAAATCTAAACGGGACATCCATAGTATTAACTTGAGAATCAACATCTTCTATCCGTGTCAAAGCATCATAGTGAATAACATCCGTACTATTCTCAGGTGTTGGCCATACTTTTAAGTTAGGTGTAATTTGTCTATCAAGAAAAAATTGTGTAGGTCGGCCTGTAGTGGCTTTGTTTGGTATAGCTAGATCGTCTGATCGACTAACCCTTGTCATAGAAAAGTCCGTACCAGAACGCCTCACAACAAGATTAAGTATGTCAATGACATCCGTTCCTAAGTTGTATTCACGATCTCCAGACGTAATCGCTTGTGTTCTTTGAGTAATAGTCCATTGATTTAAGCCCCTGTTAGCCCATTCTGTAAACATTAAATTTAAAGATCGTCTAGCTGTGGTTAAATCATAACCTGTTCTTACTTCTAAACCACATCTTTCATACGCTTCTTCTATGTATTCAGCTGCATCGATCTCGAAGTTAGTAGAATTAGATGTTGTCATATTAAATCCTTATGTTAATCGGGTTACAGAACCCTTTGTCTTTTTTCGCCTATCTGACATAACCGCTCCACAACCTTTCGCAACAACACCACCGAATTTCATTTTTTTTACCTTGGCAGCTGGCGTATTTCCTACAACGGTCTTGCCTTTTGACCCTTCCTTCTTTTTCTTTCTAGCGGTAGAAGCCCTTTCAGATTGAGATAAACTGTTTGCCTTTGATCGTGGTAAACATCTGTCAGGGTTCTTCTTATCCTTAGATGTCCCACATTTTCCCTTGATTTTCCCATCAGTTCCTATGCGAACCCAGTCTTGTTTTACCCAATCTTTAAGTGCACCCATTACTTTTTACCTTTTGCGCCCTTTGCATAGTTAGGATCTTTACAATATTTTGAAGCAGCCATATTTGCATAAGCACTAGGGTATGTATCAAAAGTTCTTTTAGCCCACGCTTTACCAGCGGGACATATCTTACTGCCTTTTGATTTTTTAGAAGCAGCTCCACCATTCTTAAAATAAGTTACGTTTAACTTAGATGGTTTAGGTCCTGTTTTTACTTTACTTGTCATCATAATAATTTCTGCACTGCTGCAGCTCCTATAATTAAAACTGCTAATCCCCACATACGAATATCAAGTCCTTTCAACTGATTTTTTTGATCCCCAAGTATTTCCTCTATTCTCTTGTATCGAAGAGTACATTCAGCTTCGTGTTTGGCCAGCTCATGCATGACTTCTTCCACTGTGAGCTTTTCTTTTTTAGGTCTGCCTCTAGGCATTAGCACTTCCACCTTCTTCTAGCTTGTCGTAAACGACTATTTGGATCTTTAGCGGCTTTTGGAAACTTTTTCATTTGACCAGCACTTCTGGCACAATATGACTTTCGCCTCTTAGCAGCTGCACTTCCTTTTTTAACTTTGCCTGTTACAGCGGTCTTCAATTTACTTCCAGGGTTATCTCTTCGGTATTTGGCAACGCCTTTCTTAGTCATACCCGCACCATCTTTGGTCTTACGCTTATGACCACCACTGATAGTGTGACCTTTCATCGTACCCTTAGAAGACAATGCTACCTCTTACGCAAAGAAAACCGTTATATTATCTGCAACATCTACCGTATACTTCACAGAACCACCGTTATTAAAAAGAACGCCTTCAGACGGTATTGTTCTATCTACTGTTGTATTCGCTGTACCAATAGTTCTTGACTTAAACAAAACTGTACCGCTTTCAGGGGTGCCATTGAAAAACTCAACATCTCCTGCGGTGCCTCCTGAGACTACAGACAAACCTTTTATTCTAATTCTCATAGAACCTCTTACAGCCTGAGCGCATAATGTTCCTGAACCAACTGTTATGTTACCCGCAAATTGCGCAGAACTCGTAACGGACGTAACAGTCAAAAATAACTTAGACCCTGCAACAGCTTCTGCACTACTTGTTGAGGTAATAACTTCTGTTTGTGCATCTCCAAAAACATCCGTGCCAACAATAGTATTTGTCTTACCATTGTCACTTGTACCCGCTGTAGTTACTGTTACGTTCCTTGCGGCTCCTCCAACAAACGTAGTGTTTGCCATTGTTGCAGCTGTATTAGGTCTAGCTGCAGTAACTAATCTATCTGCATCGGCTGCATTTTCATCACTTATCGTTAATGCTTGTACATCTGATAAACCTGCCATATTAATCTCCTTATAAAAGACGGGGGTATAAAACCCCCATTAATTAAGCTGCGTAGCCCATCAATTCTATAAATAATTTACCAGCAGTGTAATCTGCATCTGTTGCAGCACCTGTTGTTAGATATAAGAACTCATCGGCTGCTGGAACGGCAGTGAAGTAAACCTTGCTTCCTAATGTTGCATCACCTGCATTTACCAATAATGTTTCACTTAATCCACTAATAGCACCATCTTCAACACCAGTACCTTCTGTTGCAGAGTGTACGTTTAAGTCTGGATCACCACCTGCTGGTGCTTCAAAACATTCCATACTACCTGTTAAGATTGTACCGTTTTGTGCAGCAGTTATTTGACCAATGTGACAAACCAATGCAGTTCCATTGACACCAATGATGTCACCAGAGCCCGTTGATCTTAAACCTGTTAGATCAATTAAAATTCTTGTTGTAATAATTCCACCAACTCTTTGAACGGCAGTTCTATATATAGTTCCAGAACCAGTTGTGATACCTGTTCCTGCTTCTACAGAGAGTGTGTTTGCATCTAATGAAGCAAATCCACTTGAGTTAATGCTTGATTGTGTAGTGATTGCTCCAGTTGTAGCGTTTTTACTTATTGTAGTAAAACCACCTTCTGATCGGACTGGACCCGAAA